GAGTTAAGCAGTGGTGTTCAAGCTGGGGACCTGACAGGTGTTCAGAGCATTCGGCTAGGTGGGAGGCCAACCGGGAACAGTGTTCAGCATATGACAAAGCAGAAGCGCTAAGGTTCCCCGTCTCAAGTCTAAACAGAACTCTTTGAAGGAGTAAGGTGGGTTCACTGAAGGTACCAGTGGGTAGATTAATCGTGCCGCAGAATTCGGGCATGCTTGAGTAATAACCCTTAGATTTGAGTCTGAATTTATGCTTGGTTCGAAGGAAACCGGGTCTGACTTTGACAACCTCGTTGTGGTTGGAATCATCACCCGAGAAGGCCCTGGCGATGGGTTTGATATTGTGGGGGGTTAAAGCGAACTTCGCCGCTTCATAGGCCATGTTGTCTAAGGTATTGAACACCCAGGTGGGTTTGAAACCGGAGGCTATGAAGATGCCGAAGTCACCCAGCATCCCGTGGAGGTGCGTGACCCATTTAAGGTAGTCTTCAACAACATCAAGAGGAATACCTAGACGGTGCATTAGTAGGACTTGGAAGGTCAGGAAATCTTCGTTTTGGGTGCCATCGAACGCTATGAAATCGTCATTGTAGCAAGTTGAGGTGAAGTTCCAGAACTTTTGGTACCAGGCTTCCTGGTCATCCAGTGTCAGCCCATTAAGAAGGAGGATTTCGGGGGGAAGAGCCGTCCGAATAGCGCGGTAAATATAACGAGACATTACACCGAAACGAGCGTTGATAATCGTCTGGAAACCAGTAATCATCTGACCCTTCTTGGCCTCCCGGTAAGCGGTCCCGGTTTTGGTGATGGGCTGAGATTTTAGGAAAATTTCTGCTTTCCCGGGGTCCAAGGAGGGGTCAGATCGATAGCTTATATTGCTGAGGGCTTTGGGGCCTTTGTCTAGGTAGTTGTCTAAGTCTTCATCATAGCATTCGGCCCAGATGTCTTCATTGAATCCGGGGTACTGAGGGTTGTAAACGTGTTCGAAGCAGTCCAGGAGCATGCGGCCGCCCCCCAAGTAGTTAACAGCCGGGGCCCGGGGCGGCACCATGCGCTCCCTAAAGGTCCAGGCCTCTGTTGCCTTGTCCGCTCGGCGGTGCCGCAGAAAAATGGCTGTAGCTGAGCTCGTGGTGTCAACTTGGTTGGTGTAGTCCTGTTTAATTTTAACCTCTCTGCCGAAGACCCGTCCAGGGAAAAGGCAATCAC